TCCTGTAGCGACCACCATTCACAATTCTACTATCTAGTATTTTCAGGTACTTAGGTGCTGGCGCACCCACCTTGTAGAACTAAAGTAGAACTTTTTTAATCATGTTTTCCCCCCTTTTCCCCTAAATTCCGAACGTTTTCCTCGCCCATTCCGCCACTTTGTCCGGTGACGGTTTGGCGTACACTTTCTGATAAATATCGAGACTCATATCGAGCATTTCGCAGGCAACGAGCGGCGGCCATCCTTCATCCGCCGTGCGCGTGGCGGCCGTGTGACGTAGGTCGTGAAACCGCGCCGCGAGCGGCACGTTCCAATCGCGAATCGCGGCTTCCCTTTTTACCGCAAACCAAAGATTGTCGAGAACCTGCGGCCGCGTTTTCCGCGTCGGATCCGTGATCATCGGAAACAGCCATTCGGAATCGGCACAAAATTCGAGCTGCGCGCGGCACGCGTCTTCGAGCCCGGCGGTGAGCGGAATCCTCCGCCACTTGTGATTTTTGGTGGACCAGACCAGGAGCTGATGTTTTTCAAAATCGATTTGATTTTTCTTGAGAGATAAAATTTCGTCGATGCGCATCCCGCGCCGCACGCCGAGCAAGAGAGCGAGCGTCATGCGGGTGGCGTTGCGGCCGTCGAAAATTGCCGATCGCGCCGCTTTGAGCATTGGCTTCACTTCCGATTCTTCATCATACACGCGGCCGACCTTTTTTCGACGGGCGGTCTTCGCCACCACGGCGTCGAGGTTTTTCAGCGCCTCGAGGTCGGGTAGACGAGGAATCACTTTTTTCTTAAGGAGGAATTTGCAGAGAAGTCCGAAGTGCACGACGGTTTTTTCCGCGTGACGAGTGGGTTTGTTTTCGAGATACCACTCTTTGAACCCCTGAATATTTTTGTCGTCGAGAAGATCAAGTGCGGTTTTGTTCGCCCAATATTCTCCGAAGCCATGATCCCACGACACTCCGTATTTGACGATCGTCGACGGCGCCGATTCTTTCGCCTTGTCCGCGACGAGCTCATCCCAGAATGTTTTCAGAAGAGGATTTGTGATGCCATTGAGCTTTCGATCGATTTCAGCTTTCGCGGTACCCGCGATTTCGAGCTTCTTGCGCTCCACCTCGCGGCGCGCGCGACCGATAGTTTTCTCACCGGTGGAAAACTTGGGCGTCTGCGGATCCTTGTAGTAAATGTATCCAGCCGGCGACGTGTAATAGTTGCGATGGCCATCCATTGCTTTCAGATCAGAAGCTTTTCTTTTCGTGGTCGTCAAACAACTCTCCTAGTTTTTTCTTCGGGAAGCGTTCTCGCTCTGAGACTTCTTTCGGACACCATCGGCATCGGTACCGGTTGAATTGAGGCGCGAACGTGAAAAAGAAGCCGACATGTTTGAAACAATGCAGATTGAAGTAGCAAAAGATCCTCATCCCATCGACTCCCGATAAGCGTCGTTGATTTCAGCCATTTTTGCCGGATCGCCACCCTGGTCGGGATGATTTGCGCGCGCCAAAGTGTGGTACATTTCTTTTATGCGATTTGGGTGATCGAATTGTTTCACTCCAAGCACTTCCCACCAGGGCTTCTTTTGTTTTGGCGCAGGAAGCGCCTGGAATCCTGTGAATGTGCGCTCCATCATTTCGCTTGCGCCCCACCTTTCAATTCCGCGAATGGCTTCGATCGTTTTCACAATCGCGTGCATGTTATCTTCGATTTTGTGATAATTGTCGCACGCAAATACCATCGGCTTTCCCCTGTGCCGAAAATAAACGGCGACACCTGGATCTTTAGGCTGCGCCATCCCGGAGTAGGGTAAGCCGTCACGCCGAAGTGGGATGTTTGTTGAAAGAACGACATTCCAGTCTCCTACGCCCATTCGTTTAAGTTCTGCGAAAATCTCGTCACGCGCTCGACCGAAAGTGGTCTTGAACCTACTGCGCTCGCGATCGTTAGTTCGTTTCCATCCGACCGGCCAACAAAGTGGATACGAGTCGATCCCTTGGTCTTTGAATGTAGGCGTTGGACCTGCCATTACAGCACCTCCTCGAGGATTCGCCAACTCTGAAGCTTCATGCCGTCGAAGGTGATCTCGATCGGCTTACCTTCAAGTTTACGAAATTCTGTAACTTTCGCTTTTTTCATAATCAGACGAAGTTCGTTGAATGCGTTTCCGATTCCATCGATGCGGCTCTCTTCAGTCCACGTGCACGTCTCGGTTCTCTTGATGTCCCAGCCACCGACGACTTCGGTGGCAATGTTCCCGCTCTGAAATGACAGTTCAAAGTGGATTCCGAACATCGCTTCTTGATAACCACAAGCGCCGATACGCACGGAAGTGATTTTTCCAAGTTCTTTATGAGTTCCTGCCGCTGTACTCATCTGGCGCTCGCTCTTCTGTGAGTGCGGTAACCCCACTGTACAGCTTTCACGCACACAGAATTGTTGGTGAACTTGCCGCCCTTTTTTGTTGTGAACCCAGCGTCGTTTAATTCATTCGCGATGTCGTGATGTTTTCTCCCAGCCTTCACGCCTTCGACAATTATTTTTTTGACTTCCTCTTCGTTGTAATTCAAGTTTCCCCCGTTTCATTGGCGTAAAGCGCCAGTCGTGTGAATAGAATTGCCATTTCCTTTTTTAAGAACTTTTTCCTAAATCTCTTTTTCTTATGAAATCGGCGCGAGACCAGTTCCAAGTTCACGGCTCTAGAATACGACTTCCCCTCAGATTTTTTATCAGGTAATTCGCCGAGATTAAAGGTAAGGTCGGTTACGTCACCGACCGCCTGTCCGTTAACCGAAAACGTAAAATCGCCGCCTCTAATTACCATTGACGTAGTCTTCCTTCTCAACCTTTCGCACGTAGCTGTCCTCGATCAGGTAAGCAACGGTAGTCTTTTTTATTGATAGACCGCGCACCACGAATCCGTAGGAGTTCCCGCCGTCGCAGCGATCTTCATTGGTTTTGTAGGCGGTAAAAATTTCGCCCGTCGATTTGACCATGATCCGTTGGGCGACGACAGCTCCTTTGCAGCCGTTCTTGACGGTGAAATCCTTAAGTGGCTCAAAAATTAAAAATGTCTTGGGCAGCCCGCTTGCGATCGACTCGCTGACGGCGAACCGACTATCCTGAGTGACGTCGTATAGATCCATTCCTTCGATGGTTGTTGGTGCGGCGGCGGCCGTCGATCTAGTTGCCATTGATGCCACGCGAGCTTTTGTCGGCGCAACGGTATTGTGAGCGCAGCCAGTGGCGAGTAGGAGTGTTACAAAAAGTTTTTTCATTGATCGTTCCTTGTTAAAATGTTTTTTATTTCGAGTTCGTCTTCTTCTTTGGATTCTTCGTTCTCAGGATTTGGATCATCGAGCTTGTTGACAGCCTTGATGAACTTGCCGATGATGCCGTGGATCTCACCGAAATAAATATCGTAGCTTGCGGCTACGTCCTTCGGACCCGGTTTCACACCGGCAAGCTCCATAGCCATATCGGTGAGCAATTGGTTCTTTACTTTCAGGAATTGTACGCCCGCTGCGCTCGCGAGATCATTCCAGGTATTCATTCGTGATATTGTATCTTCGAGTGCATCGATGATCGCCAGTACATCTGCTGCATCAGCGTAGATTTTTTTCCTCGCGTCGATCGCCTCTTGTAGTGTTAAATCTTCTGCTGCCAAATTTCCTCCTTACGTTCTCTGTTTGGAACGGTTTTTTTTAATCCTGATAAGAGTTCGAACGCCGCCCGAGCTTGGTGCGGTACCACTGAATTGCCCAATCCTCTAAGGCGGTGTGTTTTGAGGGGTAGCCCATCATCCATTCGACAAAGCTCGGATGGAGATTTATCCCATAGGTCTGCTTGAACCAAACCGACAAAGGAATCCCGCGCCGCTCGTCTTCGTTCGCAATTCGGCTTCGGCTCAGGCCCGGGCTCTTGAAGTCGCGGGCGGTGGGTGTGGGCAAGTAGCCACCATCTTTCCCGCAAGTGTGGAGCGCCAAGTTGGCCGGCAGATAGAGTCGTCCATCGAGAATCATACCCGATCTCATGGAGGGCCAATAAAATTCGGTCGAGTCCTCGAACAGTGATAGCTGGGACGTTTTCCAAGAATATGAATTTTGGTCGAAGATCGCCACATAGTCGGGTGAGTTCATAAAAAAGACCACTGCGGTCTCCGTCCAAGCCACCTCCAGGTCCCGCAGCACTGATGTCCTGGCAGGGGAATCCTCCATATACGAGGTCGATTGCTCCTGCCCATCGCAAAGAATCTCTGCCGAGACTTCGCACGTCATCCCAGATCGGCGCCTGTGGCAATTGGCCGTCAGCCATACGGGACAACAACACGGCCTGAGCGTGTCGGTCATTTTCACAATAGGCGATCGGCCGCACCCATGGTCCCAACGCCATGGTAAGTCCTCCGATTCCGCTAAATAGATCCAGGCCATTCAACACGCTCCTCTCCTAGTTTCTTTTTTCGTTGCAGAAAAGCAGAAGGAAGATAGCAACGGTGTTCGCCATCTGAAACATGAGTAACGAAGCGTGTCGCTGATCGATGTTCTTCGCGTTGAAGTACATGATGGCGGATCCCACATAGAGGAAAAAACACAACACGTGAAATCCGTAATAATTTTTTAATTTGGAGTTTTCTACTGCCCCGAGAGAATCTTTTTTCTTTGCTGAATCCATTCTTCAACCTCGCTTAAGCGATATTTTGGTTTTCCTACTCCATAGTGGGGTAGGCCGAGCTTGTTCCGTGCATCACACCAGTACGTCTTTTTGTTGCCGTAGATCCTTATCAGATCCTTTGTTTCCACCATCGGTTCCGGCTCCCGATATATTTTTGTCACCGCCACAGCTTCCCCCCGTGACCAACTTCAACCCTTTCGGAATAACTTTTATTTCGTTCAGTTCAATTTTAGCGACCTGAATATTTCCGGGCCGCCTCAACAACAATTCTGATAATAATTTCTGCGCATCGATCCTTAGCCACGTCATGGAGATAGCCTTTCGAGATCGTGTTCTTTTGCGAGATCCATTGGATCCGGCGGCGCCGGCGGAAGAAAAGTTGCGCGCAGATCGCTGAACTCATCTTCACCAAGAAGTTCTTTAACTTGATTAGTGACGTCACTATCACCCAGAAAGATATGAAGTTCACCGCAATCGAAATCGAGATCAAATAGAACATCGAGCTTTTCCTTTCTTGCTTGCATCGTTATCTCAGTGCAATAGATGTCTTTTGAAAAATACGCAGGCCCGGTATCTCACGTACACCGTTCCCGATTGCGTCCCTGACCAGCTTGTCATTGAGTAAAAGATAATCACGCGGCACTTGAGCGACATCAGTGACTTCGAACGTCCAGATCTTCCTCTCGCCAGCGACCTTATTATTGGCGATCTGGTTGGATTCACTCTTGTGGTCTCGAGAGAGGTCAGATTTTTCACGTTCTTGACTCGCTTTCATGATGATGTCTTCTCGTTTTTCGGATGCTTCGTCATCGACACCGAACGCGGCAGCCATTTCGCGCTCCTCGATTTCTTTGCGGTGCTTTTCGTCGAGTTCTTTCTGTTTTTCCCGACGTTCGTCATCGAGTTTCTTCTGCGCGGCGAGACGCTCCTTCTCAAGAACCACTGAATACTTTGCCATCTCTGATTTGATGTGACTCTCGGCTGAGACGACCGGAGCCATGATGTCTTTCGCGTAGTCGTTGATTTTTTTGACCAAGTCGTTGTATGGCTTCACCAACGATTTCCGTTGGTCCTCGACAAGTTTCGCGAAGTGCTTGGCCTTTTTCCCTTCGAGGGTTGCCATCTCTAGTGAACCCTTATCAACGATCTTCAGATCGAGGCATGGCGCCATCTCAACAACGATGTCAGCTTTCAGTTTGTCAAAAGGTTGCAACATTGATTGCGCTTCCATTTTACGCTCCTTCCAATTGCTCTCTGACTCGTGCTTCGAAAACTGCGGTCAGATCACCGATCTCATGATCGGTAAGTTCTTTTGTTCCTTTGCCGGTGATGTTTTTGATTTCGGCGGTGAAAGATTTATTGTCCATCTTCAGAGCTTTCTGGCACTCGAGGAGATCTTGCACCAGTTCAGCGCGAGTCGGTGGCGCCGGTTCCTGCGATTCGTTCTCAGGAGTCGGAACGATGTCGATCACTTCGGCGGCGGCCGCTGGAGCCTCAGCGCGTCCGGAATTCACTTTGTCGGCCTCTTGCTTGGTCTGCGGAGCAAAGGTTTTAAGATTTTTTGTGGTTTTCACCGGCGCCGTCGTCTCGATAGTAGTGGACGCCGGCTCAACAGTTTTAGCTTCGCGGTAATCGGCCGATTCAGTGATTTCTTCAGGTGAGTAGTCGATGCCCATGAGCACTTCCGGAAATTTCGCGCGCTTCATCTCAGTGATGTTACGCCAAAATAACATCGTGCCGGGCTGCTTGCGCCAATTGTCTTTGTCGGCGAGGCCCATTTTTTTTGCGCGCTCGAGATCCCATACGAACTTTGTGTAATCAACGCCATTTTCGCGCTCGATTGGTCGGCGCGCCCATATCTCACATCGTTTTTCAGAACGCTCCTTAATTACAATGTCGGCGTTCGGATAGTCCTTGTAGATGAATGCGAGCATGATTTCTGCCGACATCGTCGGTTTGCCTTGAATGACGTTGATATGAGCGAAGGACACCATCGGTGGAAGACCAAGCTCTCTGCCCTTGAGAGCGATGACCGCGGCTTTCTCGGGTGTGTTCACCGACGAAGGCAACAACCCAGATTTAACTGCGGTGGCGGCAATCTCTTTGATCTGCGTCCATTCGCCGGTCGACGGCATAATTGCGAGCGAAGTATCCATTTCTATTTTCTCCTTGATTTGGTTCATACATCAATCTCCCTGATTCCAAGCGCGTACCCCTTCCAGGCTTTGTCCCCCTGGTCGAGAATCGCGCGAATTGTTTTTAGGCAACCATCGATCTCATCGTTTGCTCTAGCGATCGACTGATCGCGCACGCGGTAGGTTGCAATTTCATTCGGTTCTTCTGACTCACAAGCAATCAGATAGAAGTCGTGGAAGTTTTGGCCAGTGACTTCTGAGACGATCTGCATGTAGTAGGCCGCAGAGATGCGATAGAGAAATTTCTTTCCGTCGCGCTGAAAAGAATCGAGTGAAGCATTTTGCGTTGTTTTCAGATCGCTGATGCACATTCCTTTGATGGCATCCAGTCGACATTTTTTCCAAAGACCGTGAACGGAGTCGTAATGGAAGTAGGTAAGTTCGAACTTTGCACCCTTGAGTAATGGAGCAGCATCGGGATGTTCGAAAAGTTTTCTGGACATCACCTCGATCGTTTTGAATTCCGGAGCCGTGAGAACTATCTTACCGGCGTATTTTTGGTTGAGTTCGCGGAAATCGCGACCGCGCCGGTTGTCGGCCGTTGAAATCTGATAGTCGATTTCGAAATTGTGAGGTTCGTTGCAGAAAGCGTGAAATGCCGAACCGAAGCGAAGCGGCTTCGATTGCTTGCCCTGCTGGAGGTACCAATGGTTGTAGCTTTGTTCGATCATTCGCTTGATCGTTGTCGACGAGTAACCGGTGCAAAGGGGATGGTGGTACACCTGAATCGGAATGTCTTCGTAGCACCCGCCGAGTGTCCCGCCGAGTTCGGCGGAAATGATGTCGCAAAGGATCTCGCGGTGGGCGGGCGAAAGATCGACCACCTTCTGCGCTTCAGACAATCTGCGTTGTGCGTCTAAAATGTCCTTTTGCATTGCGTCCTTTCAGGCAAATTGATGCCTTTCGTTGACTCTGGGCCAACGCTCCATAAAACTGCCATGTGCCTAATTTTTACACGGCCTGGACCTCTTGAAAGGACTGCACTCTGGACTTCAACGCTTCGAGATTATGTCGGACGTCATCGGTGAGATTCACATGCCCATTGAGCACCTGCCCGAGATGGCCGGCGGTCATGCCGAGTTGTGATGCCGCCCAAGCGATCGAGAGCTTCCTTTTTTTTAGATCCGCTTTTACTGCCTTCAAAAAATCCATTTGTTCCATGTGGTTCATACTAGTACCACTTTGGTTCGAGTGTAAACCACTTAGTTTTGGCCGATAACTTTTTATGGCTAAATTACTGGATGTATTCAGAAAAAATCTTGTAACGCAAATTGGCAACACCAGCTTGCGGGAGTTCTCCAAGCGCACAAATGTGGCACATCCGACTCTCGGGCGAATTTTGAATGGTGAAGCAAACCCAAATCTCGAAACCATTGAAACGATGGCGGATAGCCTCGAGATTCCAGCGTGGCAGCTGTTGCGTGGCCCTGGGGAGCGTGACTACGAAATTCCGCAGGACATTCTTGCAATGCTTGATGGACAAAGCCCTGCCGTTTATAGCGCGATTCGATCGGTACTCGAAAGCCTGACAGCTCAGCGGTCGAAGCCCAAAAAGAAAAAAGCCTAAATATTCTTCCCAGTCCAATCTTGGAGGGCAAAAGGGTAGCCCTGTGGCGGGTGCAACTTCTTAAGAGTCAGCTCAATAATTTTTCGGTTCTGTAGCTGATCGTTCGCAGGAAGCGCCATCCAATCGTGGGTGACACGAATAAATAGCATGCCCTGATCGGACGGAAGAGCGGTCGCAATCAAAGAGTCGTCGATGCCTTGGGCGCGCAGTTCATCAAGAAGTGACAGCGCGATCGCACGCGATTCGGCGAGCTGTTTCTGTTCGTTGTGAACCATTAGGCGACCGCCGTCGGCGATGTCTTCGCGCCAGTTCGTGCTCAGGAAGGCAAGAGCAAAAAAGTTCACCGCGAGCAGTCCGTAACCAACCCATTTGAACATCGACCGCTTCGCGCGCGACCATGCACTACGGTTCTTGAAAAACCACCAGGCATAAATCGGGATCGGAAAAAAGAGCAAAAGAATGCCGAGCAAAGTAATCATTGATACCTCTCACTACGTATCGGAATCATCGTCAGAATGATTTAGCTCGCAGGTCGAGTGCCCTTCAACTGAAATATTCTGCACGACAAAAAGCCTGGGCGCGGGCAAGGATTCGATCGAAATGACGACGATAGCCAAAGCTGAAGCCAGCTTTCCTTGGAGAAGTTCGAGCTCTTTCCTCCCCATCGGTTGGATCAAGCGATGCACATCATCGAGGTCGATTATCAATAGAACCTGTTTCTAAATTCTAAATATTTAGTTTTCCAAACAGGGTCCTGCAAGAATAACCGTTCAGTGAAATCAAACAAAATGCGGCGAGGCGGGCGAACGTCCGGTGTGTGGCGTCTCTTGCGGCAGGTTAAACGAAATTTATTCAGTCTTCGCGAGGAGCATATTGAAAATATCTACAGCCTTCTGTCCGGGATCCATCCACTCGGGCTCAACGTCCTCAAGCAGTTCGGGCTTTGGTGTGTTGAATTTTGCAAAACGCATTGTGAATTCGGAGCAGTAACCTTTTCCTTCGCCGTTATAGTAAAAGCCTCGCAGCTGAGGAAATACGAGACCCAGGCACTGGTTCAGCGAATATTCTTTCCCCATGTTGCCCTCTAGCCAACCAAGCGCCAGCATTTCGTGAAGCACGTGCACGCGAATTTGATGAACGAGCTCTGACCCAGTTCCCGCAGAAATTTCAGCGGCCAAGTTCGTCTTTGAGTACCGCGGCGTAGTCGCGTGATAAATGATGTCGTCAGAAAGGTGGAGGCCGTATCGCACTCTCAACTCGATCGGAATATTTTTGACCAAGATGAGATTGTGCGACCAGTTACAACTGAATGTTTCCTGGATCGTGCGTGAAAAATTGTCCGGATGGAACTCGCGCTCGGTGCAGAAATAAAATTCCATTGGCCCCCCAGCCAAAGCCGCTTTACGCGGCCTTTTCTAAACTGTTGTGATACGCATACAACAAGATATTGTTGAGCAGTGGCATCAGAGTCGGACAAAGCGTTTCATCAAAAGCGAAACATCCCCATGAGTCGCCGACCGTCTTGTTCTTCGCGCGCAAATCGTTCACGTATGGAGACGAGTGGGCGCGGATCGCTCTTGCCAAGACATTGTCGTTCAAACCTTTTTCAAGGCCTTCTATGTACCGCGCGAACTTAAACTTAGTTGAGGCGTACATCGCGCCAATCTTCATAGCGCCAAGAGACGATTCCTTCGAATTGATGACGTTGGAAAATTGCTCGGGCAATTGATCTTTGTTCTTGTCCGAATTCGTGCCCTGCGAAACCAGATAGTCCTTCGTCGTGAAAGTTCTCATGTCGAGGAGGTACGCGCGATATTGCCAATCGAACTGATCAAAATCTACGAGCAAGATGCGATCTTTGTTTTTGATTTCACCGTCGTCTTTGTGAGCCAGGGCGCGCGCAACCATTTTCGGATTGAGGCGCGGGCTTACCGCCATGATTTGAGAGAAAAGGTCCTGATGATCGACGGGGAGTGTGGCAGGAGCCTGCACGACACCGAGCTGGTGCGCGATTTCTTTCAAAAGTGTCGCGAACCCAACTTGACCATTCGCATCGGCGGCGTCAGAGTATTTGCCGTCACTCAAATATTTTCCGGTGCCGTCATTGATATTGCTCATCGCGAAGATGTAAGGGCTATTTTCTTGCTGATGATACTCAAGGTAGCCAGTGCCGTTGTTCAGTTCGGCCAAGCGCATTTTATTGCCGATACTCCAATCGGTAATTTTATCGAAGCCCTTCAACTTGATCCAATCGTTGCACGATTCTTCCCAGGTTGAAAAAGGGCCGCGCCCCTTCGGCACAAGAGTGGTTTTTTTGCCGGTGCCGATGATCTTTTCACCGTTGTGCATGACGCCTGCGAAATTGCCGCTGGCTTCCATGTTGTGAATCCCGGCGATGAAATCCCAGGGAACGCCGGTGGCTTTACCTGCGGCTTCATAGCGCGCGCGGTTCGCGATTGCCCGCTTCGCGGCGTTTTCGATTTTGTCTTCATAACCATTGTCATAGGTGAGCAGGCGATAGGCGACTTCGTAAAATTCGTTCGTGCCTTTTTTCTCTTTTGCGAGATCCGCTAAGCTGACGACATTGTCATTTTTTACAGCCATCTCAATGCCGAGCTTGCCGAGGGTCACGGCGCCAGCGATGCCGTCGCTAACCAAGCCTTGATCGGCTTGGAAACGCTTTACGGCCGCCTCGGTGACTTCGAGGAAGATCCCATCGATCTTGCCTTTGTAGTAGCCTAGTTGGAAAAGGCGCGCCTGAAGAACTTTGACATCGTCATCGTTCATGGGATTTTTGAGCGTGCCGGAAACTTTGAGTGCCGGAGGAACAACGGCGGCGGCCGCCGCTTGATCTACGTCAGCGGAAGTTGATGTGTTCTTTTTCATTTTTTATCCTTTAAGGGAGGGTTTGTACGTTATCGTCGGTTTTCAAAATGTCTTCAGGTGCGTTGAGAAAAAAATCGAAAGTCTGATTCACTTCCTTGACGCCATCTTGGCTACACATTTTGGTCTTCTCGCAGATTCTGAGAATGAATTTTTGCCACTTGGCCACGTCCTCGGGCATGACCCAAAAACCAGCGCCGGACTTGATTTCGTAGCACATTTGGGGCGGGATCGCTTTTCGAACTTGGGTGTTCATAGTGACGGATCCGCACCAGCCATCGGTGTTCGGGATGTTGAAATAACCGGTAAGGTCGGGCTTTTCTTCTTTACTGAACGTCGAGCATCCCGTCAGGACGACGGTTGTTCCACAGATCAGCAGCAGCATCAAAAAGTTCATTCGCGAGATCATTTTTTTCCTTTTTGGTTGCAGTCTTCGGTTGAAGAGTCGCTTTCTGAAAAACTTCAAGATATTTAGACAAGCGCTTGTCGACGACCGCATTGATCGTCCAGATGTTGAAGGTTAGGAACCCAACTTCGATTCCAAAAGAGGCTATGCGCTCACCAAAAAAATCGAGAATTGCTCTCACGAAGGAATTGTCGATCGCGACTCCGAAGAGCGGCACCAACACAATGTTGAAAAGTAAGGCCCACCAGGCCTTACCTTTCGCAGTCACTTCAATCGAGAGAAACTTCCCGAGATAGTTCACTAGTTCAACTTCAAGGGTTCAGCCGGCGCTTGATATTTGTCACCGAGAACCGCTTTCGTGAGTTGCTGACCGAGCAAAGTCCAAAGACCGTTCGCGTTCAATGACATAATCACTCCAGTCCAAATTGCATCGCCTTTTGCAACACCGGTGGCCATGCCGAGGCCAAGGTTAGCTAGAACGCCAACAACGAGAGAGATCACTTGCACCCACCAACCTGTGATGTTCCACTTCGGAAGGAGGTATTGGCGCAGAACGACGACGACAGCCATGATCACGATACCACCGGTAACGAGCCAATCGCCTTTGGCCACTGATTCGATCAACGGGGAGAGCCAGGACATCAGTTGGTCGGTGGTTGTCGGCGCCACGGCGTCCGCAAACGCTTTCAGGTACGATAGGGCAGTCATCATGAAGATGAAAACGAACATAAACTTTTTCATTTTAGCTCCTTATTGGTGAGTTTTGGGCTCAAGACGGCCCCGAATGTATTCGACGCTATTGCTGACATTTCCAAGTTGGACCCCGAACTGCTTGAAGTCGCCCTTGATATTGTTGATTTCGTCGCGGTTTGAGCCGATCTGTTTTTCAAGGTCAGCCTTCATTAGGGCCGCGTCGCCTTTGGTTTGAAAAGTGGTCATGCACCAGATCGTGACCGCGACCGAAACCGACATCGCCACACCAACTACTGCCAGAATCTCGTAGAGACTTAATCGCCAATCTTTAGATACTTCTGTGGTAAAACCTGTTCTTTCGACTTCCTTGATTTCCATTTAAGCCCTCCATGGCTCGGGGCCCCCACGCCTGGGCAAAAAACTTTTAGAATCCAGTGCAAATATAAAAGAAGTTCCCATCAGCCGAGGCATGGGACGTATTGTAAGTATTAAACACGATTGAGCTCGTCGTCGCGCTTCCTATGGCAACGTGAGGAATCGATGTTACACTTGAAGTTGTTATGCAGTTCATGCCGGTATTAAATTTGCCCGGCTGGTAATTCATGGTGCAACTACCGGTGCCTCCACGAGTTGTACTTGCAACGTAAGCCGAGGGGCCAGTGTTTGTGCACGTGGATCCCGTGTTGGCGATATAGCCCGAGAACAACACCGGCTGCGCACCGTTACCATCCGCCTTAACGCGGTCGAGTAGTGACTGATTGTAGTCGGCGAAGACGGGCGTCGGCATTTGCTGGGAGATCGGGTATACTGTGAAAGTCGTGTTCTGAACGCTTGAGCTACTCAACGTTCCACCGACAGTAGAGGTAAACATCAGTCGAAGCGTTTTAAGGCCAGCTGTCGTGAAATTTCCTATTCTGCAAATCGTAGTCGGGTGGATCACAGTTGTTATTTGGCTTACATCAACCGTAGTCAGACGACTCAGAGCTACATCTCCAAGTTGTGTAGTAACTGTCTGGGCGGCATTTGGCGTTTCGTTTAACGTCCAATTAAAAATTCCGTCCGTCGCTGTGGCACCGCTTGAATCGGACATACTATGCGAAAAACTCACGCAGGCATTGTATGCACCAGGCGAAGGAACATTGAAAGTGATTCCGGGCTCTTCGCTTCCGGAAGAACAGGTGGTCCCAGTCGCCTGATTTGTAGATGTACAGGCAATAGACGCGCTGATCGTGCCATAGTTTGTTAAAGCGCCGCTAGAGTCGCTAGGTGCGGTCGTTGAAGCGGTGGTTGTGGTTGGCAAAGTAAACACGGTGGGAATTGTTGCAGAAACGTACCATCCCGAGGTCTCATAACTGGCACCGTTGTATGGCGCTGCTGGAATTTGCTTAACAACGATAACGAGATCTTTGAGCGAAGTGGACGCATCAATAGCGCAGGATCCATTTCCCGACGCCCTGCCAGCGCGCAATTCGAATTGTACATTCGACTGTGCCGTCCCGTAAGAAAAATATCCGCTCGTACCAGGAATCGAATCTCCGCCCGTGTTGACGTTGGTTGTTGTTGTTGTTTTGCCTTTGGATGTGGTGCCGTCGTAAATGTCGAAGTTGCATTCCGCCGTCCCTGAAGTGGACTGGTTCGTATAGAGAGAACCGATCACATCGACTTCATAATTCCCAGCAGGCAAGTACGAAAATTTAATGGCCGGCACTTTCGTTGCGGGTGCAGAAGCTTGCCCGGTGACGGTGGGGGCATTGCAATCAGTATCAGCTGCAATCGATGCCATGGTGGTTGCTGTCGACCAGGAACAACTTGTTACGCCAGCATAAGTGAGAGTACCGTAGATGTTTGCTTGTGAGCTACTGAATTGACTTCGCCCCTGACCAAGAAAAATGTCATCAATGATAAGATCCCCGCCGTCGGCGGTTGAAGTGATCACAACTTTCAACTGATCTGTATTATTTGACCCATTCAAAAATGGACAATCAAATGTCTGAAAAATTGACGACGTAGAAGTTGAGCCGGTGACCGCAAAATCGATCGGACTGGTGACGACATTGCCATCGCCGTCCATCACCTTCACATTGTAGTCTCCAGTTGAACCCGAAGCGTATTTGTACCGGTGAATGTGGAGTTGACACTTACGACCCTCGAAGCCCGCCGGAATCTGATATGCTGCCGAAGACACTGTTTGGCTCGAAGCAGAGGAATTGAATTTGCCCGAGGCGTTACCGGCAAGAGGCGATGTGGTTTCCAAGGTAAAGGAGCCGGCACTGTTTGTCCAGCCAGCTTTTTTAGCCTCGAAGCCCGGGTTCGGCAGAAGATTGACTTCCGTGGATCCAGCGCGCTGAATCTGCGACAATTGTGCGAATGCGCTCGAAAAACAAAAGAAGGTTGCGATGAAAAACTTCAACATGTGGACTCCTTTTAGCCGAAAGCTATTTCCGTTGATCCAGGGACGAAACGGACATCTGCCGTATCTTCGCTGGTCGATGGAGCAATTCTAGAAAGTTCGATTTTAATCATGTCGCCCGGTTGCACTTGGACCGAATTGATCGCGCCGACACTCGATGTGAGATCGATAGTTACAAGTTGATATTTATTCGCGAGAGTATTTGTTAGGTCGCCACTGTCAGCAGTATTTTGATTCGCGACGCTAGTGAGAGCATCCTGGTTCTTACGAATCAAAGTCGTGAGCGCCTGAAACTTTATTTTGTTGGTGGCACTTGGACTATATAGCCCAAGCTTCATGCTGATCTTGCGGCCTGCGACGAAACCTTCGGGAACTTTTACAAAGGTCACCAGGCGCTGAACTTCACCCTGAGTGAACAAGAAAATCCGATTCCCGATTTCTTCTTGCTCGATCGGACCATCGCCGTCCGGCGCGTTCCATTTGAGCGCGCCACCGCCGCCGCCAGAACCAACCGGGGTTTTTACGCCGGCGCTATTCTTTAAATAAAGAACTCCGTCGCGGTGGAAAAGACGCTGGCGGTTTGCCGAAGGGCTAGCAGGCTCCGAGATAGTGAGCGACGTGTCCAACTGGTCGAGATCGATGTAATAATTGTGGGCGAACTTCAATAGCGCATCAGCATCTGCGAACAAAGTGGAGAACGGTACAGCGGCTCCGGCCGTCAGCCGAACGAAAGATGTACTGTTCATGGTAATGTCGCCGCCGATCGGAAACAGCGACCGAGAATCAGTAACCGATCCTGAGCCAGCGATACCAGTCACGGCTGCGACAAGAATCGAGGCAATTTTCAAATAGCCGGCGGGAACGGCTGGTGCGACCGGCGAACCCGCCGGAGTGCCGTCCACAAGAATGACATCGGCCGACCAATCGCGCTGCACCACGAAACTCTGCGCGGTGACCGTGTCGTCAACGGCGCTTTTGTAATTGCGTGTTGCAGTCAGTTCGTCCGCCTCTTGGGCTTTTACACAGACCAAATCGATCCGATTGTTGGTCGGGTGCGGAGTGGTGATCGTGAGTGTCTTGTCGGTGTTGAGAGCCAGCGGCTTTCTCTTCGGCTCCGGACTCACGGCGGTAAGATCCGTTTGGAAGCCTAGGCCTTTTTTGCAAGTTACGGTATTTGCATTCGAATAGACCACTTGGAAGGAGTCGCCGAAAAATGAATTCTCATTCCGCTGCAAGAACTCGTAAAACGCGCGATCGTAGACGTCGCGGAAAATGGCCTTCGCTATGGCGTTGAAGTCCTCGAGAACAATTTCCATTCCATCGTTAAACTGTCTAGATCCCATTTATTTCTCCTACTGGTTTCTTTCGACGATTCTAAAAAATGTTCCAAGAGCCTTCTCTTCCTTCACGGTTTTGATCATCAGATCAAACACCTTCGCGCTGGAGGACGCCTGGCCAATAAAATCTTTCCTGTTACAAAAAAAGTCGCGATTGAAAAATGAAAACGGCGCATGCACCTGACGATCGACCACGATCGTGTACGTGTTGAGAATCGGCTCAATGAAGATTTCGCCGCGATTCAGAAAAGCTCCACGATTCATAAAAGCCTGCACTTCGTAGTCTTCTTTGACGAAAACTTCGCCACGAATAACAATTTTATTCAAAAGTGCAATGATTGCTGGGATGTTCGCGTTCGAAATGATCGCGGCGCGGACGCGCTTGCGATAGTCATCGTCAAACTCACCAGGGAATTTCTCGACACTTCGTTCGTCGCCGAGCATCCCTAGGTAGCCGTCGACGGCTTCCCCGATGAAAGTTTGCGCGACTTCGTCGTCAAGGTCGAGCTCAATTTCGGAAAATACTTTTGCAAACGCACGGATGATCGCAGTTTCAGTTGGCTTGTCGGTATAAAACCAAGCCGGCACCCATGATTTGATTTTAGTTTCCCATTGGGCTTTAGTTGCCAATCTGAACCGTTCCCGGGATCGCTTTTTGTCCCGAAGTGATGGCAACGTCAGCACTCGGTGCCGTTGTTGAGAAAGCGGTGATATCGTTCGTGCCTGAAGGGCCCCAAATCGACATGATGTAAGTATTCGCCACCGCTTTGATGAATGAAGTTGCGCCAGGCAGATCCTGTAAATACTTGTTCATGGTGTCAACGATCTGAGTGAGGTCTATCGACAAAGACGCGTAATTCGGGCCCGAAGGATTGAGAGTAACCTGGCCGGTCCAGTCAATCTGAACGCCCTGCATGCCCTCGATCAAGACCTGCACGCCGCCGGCGCGCACTGATTTCACAGCGTCTTTGACGGCCGCAATCAACTCCGGCGACGAATTGCCGTTTGCGTCCGCGATGTAAACGCGTGCACGGGGAATAGATTGAATATCGCCAATTGCCTCGTCGTTTTCGATATCCCACTCTTTGAAATAAAGAAGGAATTCAACTGCCTTGGCGTAGACGACTCCGGCAACCGTTTTGGCTTTTGATTCGATCGCCCGGAGGGTGGCCCCCTTTAGCGTCTCGAGAAGCTCTTTGATGGTTTCATTGTATTGGGCGTCATCTTCGGCGTCGGCGCCGCCGGCGAAAGGATCACTGTTTGAAACGGTGATCGATGGATCGGATAGCGAAGTGTCGAGTACGGTGAGTGAGTTCGCGCTGACGTTGCCGTCGGAGCCCGCGACGAGCGCGCGGCAAGAGGCGTTGATTGTAGTACCGGTCATTGTTACAGCAGCAATAACTTCGACGGAGATTGCTTCACCCGAGGAAAGCATCTGAGTCTTGACGATCGTACCGACGTCGATCAAAACGTCGCCGGCATCACTATTTGCGCGGTCGAAGGTGACAATTCCAGTGGATTTAACGGCGGCGGGCCGTTTAAAACTATCACCAAAATGATCGACCGCGAGATCTTCAAGGTCATCGGCGCCGCCCGTTACCTCGGGGCCGTGAGCTGTCTTAAAAAACGTTTTCCGAAATCGGCTTTCAATTTCTTCGCCGAGTTCGTTTGCCGCTAGCGAGGCGATGCCAGCCACGATGTCGTTATCGGAACCTTCTGAGCGGTCGTCCAAGTCCGGCGCTTGGGCGTCGAGCTCATCCAGAAACATTTCATGGTATTCTTGCTGCGATCTTACGGCCATCCTTGAATATCTCCCACGACGTAACTGAAGGTTTGTTCGCCGAATCCTACGACGTTCACTCGCACAACGATGTTGATCTGGTCAGTTTTCGACTGATCTCGCGAAATTGCTATTCCAACGACACCGGTGATGCGTGGGTCAAGAAGAAGCTGTTCGGTGATTCGAGATGCAATCTCACGCTGGACGCCGAGAGTGAGTTTGCCATTTTGAAACTGGCCGATGCCGACACCGTAGTCCGGGCGCCACGCGAAGGCACCCGGGTTCGTGGTGATCCGACGAAAGATCGCCTTCTTCACGTTATCAAGTCCAGAAATGCGATCGATATCGCCGCTGGCGTTTGGAACAAAAGAAAGATCCGTTTTGTAAACTGAGTCTGCCATCACGACACCGTCCCTGAAGCGGTTGCGCCGCCGCCCTGAACACCAGTCACGGAGACTGCGGCGTTCGCCTTTATTTCGTCGACGACGGCGTCGGCGATCGCTTGGCACATTTTTTCGAGTTGTGCAGAGTCATCAGGGGCGCCGTAGGCAGCAATGATATTATTTTTGATCCTATCTTTTAAACTCGATTTGCTAAGAGCCATTTATTTCTCCGTAAACGCTAGGTCACTAAGCACCGCCTGGTCATCGACGGGGGATGCTTTCTTTGCCAAAAATTCTGATTCTTTGTCCGGCTTCAGTGACAGGTAGCCGGGCGGCATGCACATGTGCCGGTGATCGGCGTCGAGTTGCAGCCACGATGAAAAAAGTTCTTTCGCGACTTGGCCCAGGACCATATTTTCAGTTGGTTCTTCTGCGCTTCTTGACACGTTCACTCGCGTATCCGACGAGGCCCATATCTTTTTTCCTGCTCGAGCAACGATCGCACGATCGCCGTCAACCGCCTGAAGGGGAATTTTATCATCGAGCGATGTGAGCCGCCGAATCACATAGCATTGGTTGTGATCTCCCTCTGGAAACGCAATCATTAAGAGATCGTTGGGTGCCGGAAACTCGAAGTCTCCTGACTCAGGTCCGACGTTTTCCCACGTCATGCGCGCGATCATTTGGCGCTGCTCGGGAAATACTGACACCAGGCACTTGAGGTGCGAACGATCTTTCGCGAGTTCCAATTTCACTAGCATGGCAAGAGCAATATGAACCCGCTTGTCGGAAAAAATTTCCCGCATTGATTCTAGATCGATGGCTTCGCTCATTTGACGTCCTTGAAGGCGCTGGTGGCCTCGATGAAGTTCAGGAATTCTATTTTGCAATCGAATCCGTCCTCGGCGTCCATCGTGAAGGTGATGGACTTGGTGTAAAAAGGCGTGTTGGATTTTCCGATTGACTGCGAAAGTGAGCGCGCGACGCGCGGATTATATTTTTTCCCGACGAGATACCGTTCAATTCCAGCCTGGTTTTTTAGGTTTCGAATCGCGGCGATATCGTCACCTTCGATCTCGACGATCACCGGCGTTCCAATTCGGAGCTTCATGATGTTGAAGGTCTCTTGTGAGCCATCGAGCTTTTTGAAACGAATTTTCATCTCTTCGGTCTCAAAGGATCCTTCGATTTGTTGGCGCCCAAGCTCTTCGTAAATAGTTTGGCCGATTTCAATGAGCTGTTTCTTGTTGGCCACGTTGTTGACGCGAAAGGCGATGTAAGGCGCGGGTTCGCCCTGCGCTTCAGCTTGCTGATCGGAGATTGAAGGATTGCTCCCCTTAAGGCTTGCTCCAGCGGTGGCGGGCGCGGCCGGCGTCACCTTTGGAATAATCACTTCTGTGTTGGCGATTCCGGTTTCTTTCGACCATTCCGCTGTCGCTTCCTTCGGGATCAGCGCCTCGAGCACTTCTTTTTTCTCGACGTTCAAACACCGAACGGCGATATTGAAACCTTTTTTCCGGCCGATTTTTCGCTTGAATTCCAGGTTTTTTAAATTTCGTCCGTATACGAACCTCTTTGCCTGATTACGATCGTAGAGAACTCGCGGCTTCGTGATAACGAGGCGGTCGAGCTCTATGTAGGCGATCAGTCCAGCCTCGGCGACGATCGATTGGATTACATCCCAGTAAGTTTGGTCTTTCTTGACGTTCTTTTTCCCGGACAAAGCACTTTTGTCAGACCAGAAGTTTGCAAGAATCGGGAGCGGGCCCGGCACGCGCACGTCGACAATGAGATTTTTCGTTTCGTCGAGCTCTGAAAGAAGTTTCTTGATGACGTGATCGAGCGGCTGGTCGACGGCGAGCAGCCCGTCAAGATATTTCCGATCTATGAGAACGGCGGTGAAGTCGCGGCCTTCAAGGCGAACAGTTCTATTTGAGTCGTCAAAGGTGATCGATTCCTCATCGGCGAAGCCCATAAAAACGGTGTTTTCGACAGTTGCTTTGAGCGGATTGAGGGAGTTGTCGTCGTTGTAAATGCGACCAGCGTCTTCCATGGCGATCGTCACGCCGCACGCACGGATACAGCGGGGGTCGAAAGGAAAATTTTTGAAATCGATTTCAGCTTCGAAAGTGTCGGCCTTCGTGTAGTCGTTCATGCTGACGCTCACACGCCGGGCGAGGCAAGCGATGTCGAACTGCTTGTCTGCAATTCCACTCGCTTTGTCGCCAAAATCCTCGAGGCGAAGCCTCAAGAACATTGCGGCCTGCGGGTAATAAAACGCCCCGTGTTTCACTTCGGCCAAACCAACTCCGATTTTTAGATTCTAGGTATCTCGATGATGGACTTCGCGGAAAGATCCGTGCTCGTAAGCTTGTTGTGGTCCATTATCTTCTTCCAGTTATCGGCGGTCCCGTAATATTTCATAGAAATCTTCTGGAGGGTTTCGCCTTGGACAACCACGTGGCGCCGGAGCGGCAGGGTGGAGATGTAGGACGCAAATTTCAGTTTAAGTTCTGCGAGGAGCGCGTTCAGATCGCGGTTTCCGGACTGCACTTTGTTGAGGTGCTCGGCATTTTTGAGTGCGGCGAGAGTTTTTGAGGTCTCATCGGGGAATCCCTTGCCGAGGCTATCAATGTTTCGGGCGATGCGGCCGATCGCGCGGTTCGTTCGCGAAATGAATGCTCGAGCATTTTTGATCAGACCAAGCGCACGCTGGGCTGACGACTCGAGCTTCTCAGCGTCGGTCACGATTGAATCGACGAAGTTCGTTACTAGCGCGACCTTGGCGGCCACGTCGCTCACGAAATCATTAATCGCGCCAGAAAGCGTTTGATCCATCTCCAGAGGCTTGTTCTCGTTAAGTTTCAACTGCTCTATCAACTTGTTCGTAAGCGCCTTGTTCGGGGCGACCACATCGCCATCCGTGCCATCCAGCACGTAGTAGTTCTTCGGCAGGTTGAAACCTGCGATCTCGAACTGGATTTCGTAGTCGATCTTCGTCAGCGAGTAGAGCGTGAAGGTTGTCTCGTTTAGAAATCCATATCGCTTCCATTCGCCGAGCGTGATCTTCACCAGGTTGCCGCGAATTCGCATAGCATCCATCAGCTCTTGGTATTCAACGGCCGCGCTTTCTTTTCCGTCGAAGAGCGAAGCGTCGCCGACAGTTTTGAGATCGATCGTTCCGCGAATCGTTACCGGTTTTTCCTCGGGTCCAAAGATTTGGAAGGACGGTTCGGAACTACCGGGGTAGAACGTTTTTTTCAGCCTCTGCTTGCCGCCAAAGGCGAAAGATTCCTTCGGAAGGAGAGTCCCAACGAGCAAAATTTGATCAGCGGAGCGCTCCTTGCCATTGACGATTTCGACAATCCGAAGGCCTTCTTCAAAGTCCGACCGACGCGGGTCGCTTCCTTTAGCGGTTTTTGTTCCAACTGAGAAATCGAGAATGCCCATTAGTTACTCACCAGTCCGCCGGCGAGCGATCGACCGGCCGCTTGGGACGGGTTCATCGCGATTTTCTTGAAGGCCTCTACCGCCGAGAATGCGATGCGATCGGGCTCGAGTTGCTCTTTGAATTGCTGGTTGATGTTCAGCGTGCCGATATTCGTTTGCTGGCTCGTCACCGGGAGCTGGCCATCTTTGTCCTTTGTTTTGTACACCTTCTCCAGCAAAGCGTTTACGCCCTCGTTAAACGAGTCCTGAGCGCGGCCGCCGATACCCTTCAAGTTCGCATGGGTCAAATCGTAAATCAGTCCGCCGATCGCGGCGCCGAATCCCGCGATCGATGCCGTGGCGAGCACGATTTTCTCCGCAAGCCATTCCAGGAAGCTCGCGAAGAGTTCAAGACCCTGGAGAAGAATTTCTTTTGTCACGAACCAGCCGAGAATCCCCGCCAAGACGTCAGAGATGCTGTCGATGGCCATCGTAAAGGGTAAAAGGACGCGGCCAAAGGCGGTGGCGATACGCTCGAACACCTTTGCCATGCGGCCGGCGTTATCCATCATCCACGATGCCCAAATTACTTGCACCTTCGCGATGGTCGCGGAGAATATTTGCAGGAAGAAGATCAGCGGCAAAAGGATTTCCGCAACCGTGGCGAGAGCAGTCGCCAACATGCGAAAAAGGAAGCTCAGAATTGCACCGACCGGCAGAACTTCAAAAATCCACGCGATGGCGCCGCGAATGAGGCCAAACGCTTTCGACATGGCGGCGCCGAAACCCATCATTTCGATTCCAAAAAACTCGAGGATGTGGCGCACGAACTGATAAATCCCGATCAAACTCGAAATCTTTGCTGCGAGACTTACGTCGTCTTTTAAACGGCCAAGCTGGCGAAGGCGCACGAATGCCTTGATCGGATCTTCGAGGAAGTCTGTGACCATTCGGCTCACGACGCCGGCGATGTCGCGGCCCTGAGTGTTGAGCCAGTTGTTGATGTAACGGAAAGCCATCTTGATCGGACCAAGGAGAGCGTCGCCGATCGGCCGAAGAATCGAGAACTCACCCTTGATTAGGCTCATGAACCGGGTCATGTTTCCGGTCAGTGAATTCACGTTTCCGGCGATCACTTCGGCATTTGAACCGAATTGCAAAAGTGATTGCCGTAGCACTTCGATGCGCTTTTGTGCCGGAAGAATGTTGAACGCCTTCGAACTCGTGATGTTGTTGTCTTTGAACGGCTTCGTCTCCGACATCAATCGTTGGAAGAGAGTGTTTTGCAAATCCGCGCGACCGCCGACGAGGCTGATCAACTCACTCTGAACCTGAGATGGGTTGATGCCGAGTGTAGGTGCCGATTTCAAAAGTCCGCGAGAAATGTCGATCGACTTATCGAGACCGATTGTATCGAGGCCGTGGGAGAGCAGCATCGGCGCGATGTTTTTTGTTTGCGCGAGAAGTTCAGAAGGGTCGAGTGCAAAATCAAAAGCTTTGTTCTTGATCTTGTCCATGATCTTTTCCGACTGGGTCATGGCTTCCAGGAAAGTCATTCCTTGAGCGCCGAGAGCATCTTTGTTGGAAAGAAAAACGTTCGCAAGACTACGCTGGGTTTTACCAAATTTCTCGGAGGATTCGATCGCGCTATGCAGGAAACCAAGAACGCCGCCGGAGAAGAGTCCCATCTGTGCGACGAGACCAATACCAACCCGGCGAAGAGAATAAAGTGCATTGTTCGCGCTGTCTGAAATCAAACCGACTTGGTTTTGTAAAGTCTGAGAATCTGCCACGGCATGGGCAATGTCGAAGCGGAACTCAGTTACAATATTGTACGGCGTGATTCCGCTCATAGCCCTGCCTGGTTTTTCTTATTGACTATCACTGTCATCTCTTCGAAGAAAAGTTTGAACTTTCTAGGCGTAAGAGATTCGAGCCACTCGGCCGATGCGCTCGAGTGACTCATTATCCAAGCCATCGTTCTGATGTGCTTTTCCTGGAGATCTACAGCGTAGTGATCTCCGTCTCCGGCTCCCCCTCGTCATCGTCCTCGCCGGCCATTTGCTCAACGACTTTGAGCAGGCAACGGTATTCTGCGATGCTGAGAATGGAATCCAGATTGTTTTTATCCTTGTGATCGAGTCTTTGGTCATCGATCTGGATGAGCAATAATTTCAACAACTCAGCTTGCATAGCAAGCTGCATTTCAATTTGGTTCAGCTTCCGCTGACCGAGAGCTTTGGCGGCGAGCTGAGTGTCTTTGATGGTCATGGTGCGAAGGTACGCGATGCGCTTCTTCGGACCCTTCATCGTAACTTTTACGACGTCTAAAGGCTTTGCCTGTTCTGACATTTTGATCCCCTTTTAAAAACGGCCGGAGACCACGAGGATCCCCGGCTTATTGGTTTTAGATGCGAGTTCTGAAAGCCGCTTGGAAGTCGACCTTCTTCGTGATTTTCGAATCCAAGCCGCCGTTCTCACGGGAGTACATGAATTGGCAATCACTGTAGAGGTACTGAGAGCTGGTACCGTTGTCGTAGTTCTCAGTCACAACGAAGGCGTAGTCGGAAATTCCGATGCCGGCCAAGTTGTTGGTCACGAGATTGTCGAAAAACTGCTCGAGCTTGTCGTCAACCACTTCGGTATCCATCGATCCCGACCAACCTTCGATGGACTGATCGCCCACCGTTACCGATTTGCCGACGTACTTCGAGCGAGTCATGCTTCCATCCATTTTGACGGAAACATTTGTCACTTCGATGATGTCGACCACGTTTCCGTCTTCAAGGATGCGGAACTCACCCTGGTGCCCACGAATTGACGGCATATTACACCTCCTTCACAACGACGCCGGTGCCGATTTCTGTCGTGAGAACAATGTATCTCATCGAAGAGAAAATCCGACGCTTGTAGATAATCTTGAAAAACCCTTGGCCAATGGAATCGTTGTCGTTCTGAGAATCGATGTCGATCAAACGCGCTTTCGCGCCGTCGGTCATCTCAGAATCTCCGGGCAGAACGCCGCTTGCGATCAAGCTATCATCGAAGCGAGTGATACCGGCTTTCGCGAGCTTGCGATTGGCGGCGCTGTTGACGCCGTTGCCGTAGTTCTTCAAGAACTTGCCGAGCGAGTCCTGCAAGAAGTCCGTCATGCGGCGGCGGAGGATCGTGACTTTCTCGGTATTGAGAATTTGTGTCACGACGGCCGACTTCACTTTAAATCCGATGTCCGGATCGTACTCGAGAGCACAGATTCCTGCTTTGTTCAGCAAGATGTACTCTGCGGGGGTGAGCGCGTTCACAAGGCCTTTAATTCCAGCGAGGAACTTCGAGTTGTCACCGAAGGCCAGGTCAACGTAGGCCGGGCACTGGGTGAAAAGCGAAGCGATCCACCAAGCGGCGGGCTGCGTGACATCCTGATCGTTTACGTTCGTGATAACGTCGTTGAAGGCATAGATCAGGCGGCCGTCGGTGTCGCGGTAGTTTGCAACATCGGTGATAGCGGCCGACGAATCGTCTTCAGCGAGATCGCCGGTCACGATCGCCATTTTGTCTTCTGACGACGCCACATGAGCTTTGAGGTAGCCGTTTCTTGTCGCGTTGTATTCGTCCAAGAACAAGCAGTTGCCGGCGCCGAGAACCGATGCTTGGTCGATTGCGGCTTGGTAGTCGGTGTTCGCGACCGAACCGTCAGAGCCGCTGCCGAGCGCAGTAGCGGTGATGTTTGCGGGCTCCGCCGACGTGGCGATCACCGTTGCAACGATCAGCTTCGACGTTCTAAAAGGGTTATTCGCCTGTGACGTGATGTCGGCGACCCGAACGTTGTCGTACACTTCTGTGCTCATGACTGTGTTGTCATTCGAGTCGCTGATTGTGTACTTCTTGCCTTGAACGGTTCCGGCTTCGATTTTCACTTTGAGCTTGTTGCCGTACACGCCTTTGTATTTGGCGTCGAACTTGATGATGTTCGCGGGAGAGCCAGCGCCGTCGGTGAACGTGTGGGTGGCAGTGGCGGCATCCGAAGCGATGACGCGAATGAATCTCAAGCGGCCGAAGGCCTTGTTCTTGAGGACTTTGTTCAATCCCTTGGTGTCGTCTTTACCGAAGGTCTCGAGTGTTTTTGTGATACCGACCAAATCCGTCATTTCGGCGGGGCCGCGCTGCGACTGCCCAACCAAAACACCGATATTTGCAGGTACGCCTGACACATTTGAGTCAGGAGAAACCTCGTTGATGATGATTCCATCAACGTCGGCAAACGTAAGCGGGTCGTTTGACCGTCTAATTCCCATATTAACTCCTTGGCTCTCGCCTAATGTTGATCGACGTCAGATCGTACCGTTCGTGTATCCCGTGCCTGACGAGCTACTCTGAATTCCGCCTTCTGTCGCTTCAGTTGTGTATTCGATTGTTTCCATGAGAAATTCCATTTTTTGCTTGATGCATCTCACGGTCGTGCTCAAGTCGATCTTGAATCTCCACTCGTTCCGCTGCGAACTGATTTCGGAATCTTCTGAAAACGAAGACTTTCCGAAAGTGGCGTGGCAGCATTCGCCGTAGTAGTCGACCATATCGACCGTAACGCCGGCGGAAGGCGAAATATCATTGAACGCTTGCACGAAATCCTCATGAATCTGATGGCGCTGAGCTTTGCTCTCGCACCAGAAATCGACTTGCAAAGAAAAATTCCACTGACCGATGACATAATTCACCGGATACTTGCCGGCATCTCGACCGGTCGTAATCTTGGCACCCTTGGCGATCACATAAGGCTGCCCCGGCGTGAACACTGGATCTTGGGTGAAAATCGAAAAACAGGGAAACACCAGTTGCTGGTTCGCGGCCGGGAAATCGTCGTAGGCCTGCTGGATTACCGGCATGCGCTCTTTAATGAGCGCCATCAGGTTTTTCACCAGGATTTTGGTGGCTGACGGATTATTTGCCAAGGTTCAAGTACTCCCGTTTGATGTTCTCAATGATCGTCGGAAGCATTTTTTCCAACACTTTGCGCGGCTTCATACCTTCCTGGGAGATTTTCTGCTGAGTGTGTTTCGCGAGCGCCCACACGTGGCTCGAGTAGTTGGGCGGTTGCGACGGATCCTTCAAAACCCGTTTCGCCCAGGCGAGAAGTGGGCCGATCGGCGGCGTAAACGGCCGCGCGCCGTCTTCAATGATTGCGGCGTATGGCGCATGGTTACCCAGCAAAATTCCACTTTCGGTTTCCGAAAAATCCCAGGATTGAGCGTAGAGGCCAGTATCAACAGGCGATGCCGCCACCAAATCGGGAATTGAACGTGCCACCCCGAGGAGCGTAGCTCTTTTCAAATCCTCAAGGTGCGCCTCGCTGACCGCGCCGATCTCTCGGGCCAAATCATTGAGGTTAACGACACGTTTTTGCAACTATACCCACCTGATGTGCGAGAAAAAGGTCGAGACGAGCTCACAGATCTTCCAGATTCCGAATGGAACGAAGAGGATCAAAAGCACGAGCATCGTCCAAAACAATTTTTCAATTCCATCGCCGATGCCACCGTACATTATTTCACCCGCACCCAGCCCTTGATGTAATTGTGTCTGGCGGTATAAACTTCAACCACGTCGCCGACCTTAGCTTGCGCTTTCGCGACTTTCACCGCATCGCGGTTGTCGCAATAAATCACGCGTGTATGCCAGTCCTTTTTCTTTTTGGAGTAGCCGCCAATCGTGACGATGTACCGGTGCACATGGAGGACCGGTTCGTTTTTA